AATAAAATGTTTATAAGCATTAGTTTCATAAAACGGTTGTGGATAATGAATTGCACAATTTATATTATTTTCTTCAAGATATTTTTTTAATTTATCTCTTTCTTCAACTATAAGTATAAATAAATGAATATTAGATTTACAATTTTCAATCGGTTTTAATATTCGTAGTTTATTATTTTGTACAATATTTTTATAATATATATCTGCTAATCTATTTCTATGATTGTTCCAATCATCTAAATATTTTAATTTTATATTTAATATACCTCCTTGAATATTATGTATTCTTTCATTTGCTCCTATAATTTCCCATTTATATTTTTCTATAGATCCATAATTTCTATATAATCTGCAATAATTACTATATTTTTCATTATTTGTTAATATTGCACCACCTTCACCAAATGACCCAAGATTTTTACTTGGATAGAATGAAAAACAACCCAAGTCACCAAATGATCCTAATTTTTTATTTTTATACATTGACCCATGAGCTTGAGCACTATCTTCAATTAATTTAAAATTATATTTATTTTTAAGTTTTAATAATTTTTCCATATTTACACAATTGCCGTATAAATGAACAATTAAAACTATCAAATCAAAATTAGAATTATTATTTGTGATTAAATATTTTTCTAATTTATCTAAATCCATAAGCAAATTATCATCAATATCTATTAATTCATATGGTATTTTAAGTTCTTCACATACTAATGGAACTGCCACATATGTATTAGTTTGTGTTATTATTTTGGTATTTTGAAGTTCTAGAGATTTAATTGCAATCTTTAAGGCTGAACATCCATTACTTACTGCAATACAATATTTAGAATCATTATAAATACTAAAATTTTCTTCAAATTCTATAACATCTTTACCCATAGTAAATTCATTTTTATCAATTATATTTTCTATTTTATTTAATATTTCTTTTTTTAAATTTTTAGTTTGTTCTTTTAAAGAAAAATTAACTATAATATTATTATTTTTATTTTTAATTTCAATTTCATTTAAAAAATCATCATAATTTCTAATGTATTCATCTTCATCATATTTATATGAACAAATTACTAAAATTATACAATCTTTACTGAAATCTTTCATTTTAATCCAATGAAATAAAGGTATATGTACTCCAATATATGATTTATCTAGTAAAAATTCATATTCTTTTTCACCATTATCAAGTATTAATGTAAAATGTCCTTGTATAGAAACAAGAATTTGTTCACATTTTTTATGAGCATGATATCCTCTTTCTAAATTATCTAATTCTTTTATATAAAAAATTCGTTTAATATCAAATGGTAAATCAAATTCTGAATCTATTGCAATTAAACTACCTCGCAAATCAGTTTTATTTTTAAAAGTTAATATTTTTGGTTTATTATCCATATATAAATCATATATAAATAAAGAATATAATAAAAATTTTTTGGTAATATATAGTCAATTTACATTATTAATAATTTTTACTTAACAATCTTCTTCTATTAAATTTATAAGAATAAATTAATAATAATTTAAATATATTAAACTATTATTAATTATAAATTATAATGTCAAAAATTTTATGTTGTATTCCAGCTAGATATAAATCTTCTCGTTTGCCTGGTAAACCATTATTAAAATTTAATAATAAAACTATTATTAATCTTGTTTATGAAAAAGCAAAACAAACAAAAGTTGATGAAATTATAATTTTAACCGATGATCAAAGGATATATAATGAAGTTTTATCTTTTGGTGGCAATTGTGTAATTATTGATGAAGATTGTTTAAATGGCACGGAACGTATTATTAGTTATTTAAAAAGTATTAATCATGATAAATATGATATTATAGTTAATATTCAAGGAGACGAACCCTTTATTAAACCAAATGTTATAAATCAAACAATTGATAATTTTATTGAAAAAAAACCAGCATGTTCTACTATTTGCTTCAAAACAAATAATCAAGATGAAATTTTATCAAAATCTAGAGGTAAAGTAGTTGTAGATAATTTTAATAATATTATATATTGCTCAAGAAATATAATACCTAGTAATAAAAAAGAAAATATAATTTCACATCATGAATATAATATACATGTTGGTATTTTTGTTTATGATAAAAATTATTTACTAGAACATTTTTGTAAAGAAAATACAAAAAATCAATTATTAGAAGATATTGAATGGTTGAAAATAATTGAACAAGGTTTTAAAATTAATACAATATTTTCAGAAGAAATGGAACGAGGAGTTGATACAATAGAAGATTTTGAGTATTTGAAAAAAAAATATGAATCTTAAATTCTAATTATACCAATAATTTTTGTTTTTTCTATTATTGGTATATAATTACAATAATTATAATTTATTTCAAATATATATTTTTCTAAATCTTCAATATAATAATATTTTTTATTAATATTACTAATATTAATATATTTATAATCCATATTAATTAATAATCTTCTAATATCGCCATCTGTTAATATACCTAATAAATTATCTTCAGTATCAGTAAAAAAACAACAACCAATTTTATATTTAGTCATCTCTAATAATATTTTATTTATTTCAATATTTTTATTTATATCATTCATAATTATTTTTGGAAATTCTTTTACAAAAATATCTTTTACTTTTAATAATTTTTTACCTATATTACCTGATAAATGATTTTCTTTATATTTATCAATAGAAATATTGTTTTTTAACGATGATACTAAAATATTACAAAAAGTTAATTGACTCATACAACTATTTGTTGGTATTTTATTTATTACACCACTAATTTCATTTTTAAATGGTGTAATTATAATAACATCACATAGTTCTTTAAATTTAGATTGTTCGTTACAACATATTCCTACTGTTTTTATACCAATATTTTTTAATATTGGAATTATATTAATGATTTCTATTGTATTACCACTATTACTGAACATTAAAATTATATCTTTATTTGTTAATGTTCCTATATCGCCGTGTGTTGAATTTAATATATCTAAATAAAATGATGGAAATGAAATACATTTTAAAAGGTCACAACAATGTTTAGCAATATTACCTGATTTACCAACTCCACAAAAATAAATATTTCCTTCAATATTTTTAATTATTTCACATAAATTATTTATTTTTTCTGAATTAAAATTCTCTATTTGATAATTAAATTCTTTTTTTATTTCATCAATTATTGTTATTGGATTTTGATTATTAATTATTTTATCAACAAATTCTCTTACACATCCTTCGCCTCCTTTATTTTGACATATGTAATTTACAATTTGTTTACATTCATTCACTGCATCATTTGGACATGCAGAAAATTTTACTAATTTTAAAATTTCAATATCATTTACATCATCCCCAATATATGCTAAATTATCATAATTTATATTCAATTCTTTCATCCAACTATTTAATATATTTATTTTTTTTTCACATCCAATATATGTAAAGTCAAAGTTTAAATGCGTTATCATTGCTTTATTAACATCTAATTCATTTAAAAAAATATTTTTATCTGTTGAATAAGAACTTATTAATCCTGTTTTTATTTCATTATCTTTTAAAAGTTTCATCCCCATGCCATCTTTAACATTATAATATTTCTTTATTTTGGATTTTTCATCAAAATAACATTTACCATCAGTAAATACTCCATCAAAATCAAAAATTACAAATTTTATATTCATATAATTTAATATTGTATAATATATTTTTTATGCATATCAAATTCAAAATTTATATTTTTTTTTGAGAATTTTGAATTTCTAGAATCCAGCAACTTGTCCCATCTTCATAATCTGACTGATATCCAGCATCACTTTGAACGCGTTTGTTCCGTAAAATCCTTCTTGACGACAACATATTGTTTTATTTTTTACGATGTTCCGGTAATCTGAGGGGGCGCATTATTTTTATCGGTAATATCTTTACCAACTTTTTTATTTACATCGTTTACTTTTTGCTTTAAAACTGCGGTTATTGTATCCATGGTCGTTTTTATATTGGAAGCATTGTCATTTACATTTTTTGACAATGAATCGACACTGGGCTGAAGCGCTGCAACTTTTCCAGATAGTAAACTTGTTCTTAACTGGTCTGCATCGACTGTTTCTTTCAAAGACATTGGCTCGACATCGACATATGTAGTGCTTGTTGTAATGTAATTAAAAATAATGGCAGTGAAAAATATAATATATGTAAATATGATAATGTTTGAAAAATTGAAAGCAAATTTCATTTCTATTTTCTCTATTTTCTGTTTATATTAAATTATTTGTTTAATATAAAAATAAATATATTTACAAAAATTAAATGAATTGTGAAACTATGGAACTATGGAATTATGAAGGTTATGTTTTATTTTGATTCGCAATGATTGCTTGTATTGCTTGTTGATTTTTTGCATTATCAGATGTATTTTTTGTGACAATTGGCAAAAGTCCTAAAACACTAGACTGCATTGAGTCAACTGTTTTTCCAAGTGCATCTAGTTTTGCACTATATGTTCCCACGGTTACGCCAATGTCTGAAGGCGACGACGGCGTAGGCGAAGGTGAATCAAGTCCTTCTAAAATGTTTCCGCCTGTATAAAAATGCGTAATTATAATTACAAACAAAAACAGTATAAACGAATAGATGATTAAATTATTCAACATTGGTAAATGGAAAATAGAAACGTGTTGATATTATATGATATAAAATTATATAATATAATAATATAATTATTATTAATGAATTAGGGAGGGGTCAGAGGGGAACCATTGGTTCCCCTTATCATTGGTTCCCCTCCCCTTATGGCGCATTGGGACATTTCATTTCTAGGGGAGAATATTCTGGTGTAAGTTGCAGTGTCAAAGGTGTCAAGGGGGGAGATGAAAATATTTTTTTAGGTACAATGGGAGTTTCGATAGTTTCTGAAGTTTCAAGAGTTTCAGTTGACTCTTTCTGGTTCAAAAAATAGATTTGAGATGGCACTGACAAGTTATTTACAAATTGAACTACATGCGACAGCGTAACGCGTTTTCCTTCAGGTTTCAACACGTGCAAGTAATCATTATGTAGTTTGTACATGTTGTTTCGATACTTGATGGGGAAATCTTTTAGACTCATCTTTTTGTAAATATAACAATCTAAATAATTTTTATGCAAACTGGAAGTGTAGTTGTACAAGTTGGATTGAAATTCGAAAAAAATGAGCTCATCTTCAGGGCATCTTTCGAAATGTTTTCTTACGTGACCCAGCTGTTTAAGATGCAAATACACAAACTCACTTCTTGCGCGGACGCCGCCCTTTGTATTCTTCACCATTTCATAATTTGGGTTGCGCAATTTGAAACGTTCGCCTGTGAAAGTTCGAAACATGACTCCGGGATAATAGTACAATGAATCCGGCGATGCGAATGTTTTTACAATTCTATCAAAGTCGCCTTGACCCTTCTTCATTCCGAGTCGGGCAGGGTGTGACACTTTTGAAAAACTGCTCCACCTTATAACTGACCGTTCCATTTCATATGCGGTTGCGGCACTCAAATCATCACCATTTTTAACCAAGTAAATGGCAACAATGTAAAGGGCTGTGTTTTTTACAGGCGCCACAATTACATTATCTGGGTGTTGCATGACAAAACTATAACAGTATTCTTTCGGCAAATCATCGAAATTCAAACTTGCATTTTCACACGCCTCAAAAAACATGCTTCTGAAACATTTTCCTGCCGGTTTTTCGACAGGCGAAATTGTATTCTTCGTGGAAAAATCCCAGCTTTGAACATCATTTGCTGAGTTGTAAAATACGTTTACCATTGTTCCTTCAACAAACTCTTCGGCAAATTGAATGTTACCAATGTCAAGCACGACATCTTTCGTTTCACACATTGGCGGAGAAAATCCGACAACTTTGCAGTCTTCATTCAAAATAACTGACCGAAAATGTTTGACGCAACATTTGTCGGATTCACTTTTATTTTTACGCATCATTTTCTTGTCATAGTTAATTAAATAATATGATGTTTGAGATTTATTATTATTATTATTATTATTATTATTATTATCAACAGACACTTTTTTACATTTTATGCATTCGTCGCCATTATTGACAATGTCGGGCAAAGAATTCAATTCAAAACGATAGTGCGACGTCGATGGTTGCTCCTGATGCAATTCCTTCATGTATACGGATGAATTCGTATGGTTTAATCTATGAGTTAATACTTGTGTATTCTTTATATTCATTAAACAAAATATAAAACATTTAACAACTTTTACATTATTTTGTTTTGTTGTTCATTCATGTATTTTTCATGTAAATCCGTAAATTATTAATAGTGTAAAGATTATAGAATTTTCTCTAACTATTATACTATATATAAATATAAATTATATATTATTATATATTAAATATAGTATATTTTATTTCAACATGGAAATAGAAAAAGAAAAAAAAGATGCAGGTAATAATAAATTGTTTCTTGGAGATGAAATAAAAATAAATGCGCATGTTCCTGATTCCAAGTTGCAAAATAATGTATATGAAATCGTATATGTGGATTCCACTCTCTTGAAGTTGAATAATAAACAAACTCAACAAGTAATAAATGTCAAGATTATCAATGATAAAATGCAAAAAATTGAAGAAGAAGAAGTATCAGAAATTCAAATTATTAAAAGAAAGGCAAGTCACAAGTATGTAGAACAGTCTGATTTTAAGATTGATATGACGCTTTCAATAGAATTAACGCCGCCGCCTTCATCATCGGAAGAACAGTCGCCTCTTTTTATTTTGTGTAAAATTATAGATGTGGATAAAAATCAGGATATAATTGAAGTAAAGCTGTTGCTTGATGACTTGGGCACGGAAGTAAAAGACATTCCACAGGATTTTCAAGAGAGCATTTTCATAAATTTTGGTTGCAGCGGTTTACCTCCTTGGATAAAAAAGATTAAAGTAATTGAATTCAAACCTAAGCCGGCTGCGGCAACAACTAGTCAAGGTGAGGAGGATTACATGGGCGTCGGCGAACAAGAAGCAGAACAAGAACAAGATTCGGGAATCGATATTGATTTAGCCGACGCGCTGGATGAGGGAAATAAAATATTTGCAAGCATAATGTATGAGGTTCCGTCGTCTCAGAGAATTGTGTCTGAGACAAAACAGTACGATGATTTATTAGAAAATATTATTTCGTCGGTTCCAAAAAGCAGGCGGACTGATGCAGCGTTGAATGGGATTCATCGAGGAATTGAGCGTTTTTTTCAGCTTCGGAAAGAGTATTCACTGTTTGATAAAAATGGTGTTCCAAAAATGCCAAGACCCTTGAATGAACATGATAAACCTTCTGTAACTCACATTCAAAATTTAGACACGAAACTGCAGTGGGTTTTGCCTGTCGTAGAAAATATTAAAAAGTTGTACGTAACCGGCGATGATGCGACCGGAGTCAACACGGTAAATGGAATATATGATTTTGAAGAGCAAATTTTAGAACAGAAGAATCTGTATCCGGATAAAAATGTGCCTTATAACCACATGATAATGGAAGATATGAATTCATATTTGATGCCGTTTGAGAATCCGAAACAAAATCCAGATAACAAGTACGTTATGCAAAATAAACCGGTCTCAACAACCATCCTCACGCTTTCAACAAACAATGACACAATTGTTTCATCGAAGAGGTCGTCAGGTTCGACAGTTCAGACATACATTGACCGCGCGTATAACTTGGGGTTGACGAAATTAGAATTCGAAGATGTAAAATCAAATAATGTAAAACGGGTTAATTTGACTCCGAATGACCCCGCATTTGTAACATCATTTATTACTCTTAATAAGAAAGCAGTTGCTTTGACTCAGATGGGACTGCCGGACACGCTGTTATCAGACAGGGTTTCAATGGATTCGTTGTATTTGAAAACTTGGTCAAGTATAATTTCTGACATTAAATTCAGAGACGATGTTGTAACCGAAGTTATAAATGTAGACAAGGTTGAAAAGGAAGGAGGGGGGGGAGAGGAAGAACAAGAAAAGCGTTTGGAAAAATACAAGGGCGGTATTGTATTTTCAGATGTGGTTGCATTCGCTCCGAATGAGTCGATATCAAAATCCACACATAAAATAGGTCAGTTTATTAATTCATTTGTTCCGACCAATCAAGATGCATTTTCAGCATTAGAATCTCGACTCGGTCGGTGTTTATCCATGTACGAAGTTGTATATGCACTCCAGCCATTTTTAATATACAATAAAGATGTAACTGAACACCAGTATAATACAATGCGTGCATTTATTAATAAAAATATTTCTGAATATATGAAGAGGTTGTCTGCGTCATCATCAAAATTTAAAAAGCTTGTTAATAAAAATGCAATTACGAAACTAGAGTCGTTGGAATTATTTTATCAACCATTCAACGAAGATGAAGGCAAGCGGGTTCCAGTTTCAAAAGAATTACATAAGAAAATAGTTTTGGCGAATGATGAAACAACGTCTCTCGATGATATTTTTAAACTTTATAAATTAACTGATGATAAACATGGTAGCAATGGTAATGGTAGTGGATTTTTATCGTCTTCAGAAATTTTGAAAATATTTCTTGATGTTGATTATGCGCGGTTGTTTATGGACGTCATGGCGGTTGAGAATTCCGATTTGACATCTTCGGAAATGGATTCCATATTGAAAAGGGAGCAGAAGGATTTGAAGGAAAAAATGATGAAAGAGTCGTCAGGTTCAGATTCAAAGTCTTGTAAAAAGCGCGAGATTAATTTGAGCAGAGTGTATTTATCGTTGGGTGAATTAGAATTAGATAATGGGAAACTGGAAGACATTTTGTTTGATTCAAAATATGATTCGACAGGTAAGCGCATTGTAAAGGATGGTGATTATGCGGCGTTGAAAATTGTTGACCAAGATGATGATTCTACGCGGTACGATTATTATGTTAGAAGAAACAATGAGTGGACCATTGACAAAGACCCCGAGCTTCAAAATGTGCATGTTGACGACCCGTCATATATTTGTAATATTCCGTCGGAAACAAAACCCAAACCGCTGTGTTTTTCAATAAATCAAAAGTGTCTAGATAAATCAATGTCAGAGTCGTCATTGCTGGATGATTTAACAAGTAAAATCATAAATGAGTTTGATTCGATAAGCGAAGTGAAAAAGAAGAATATAGATGATATGTTTTTACGAGATTTCAAAAATATAAAACTTCTTTTGAAATTGAAGGTGTTTGAAATATTGAAATACAATCAGAAGAAATATCTACTGGGTCAGGAACATAAGAAAAAAGTTACAACGGTTGTTAGGTCTCCGTACCAGGAAATTGTCGATTGCATTTTGGGCATGGATGATATTGGTAAAAAATATCAATGTATTTTGGATTTAGTAAACAGCGAACTATTTGTTAGAGATTCGCTTCCCGATGAAGATGCTCGATGGTATTATTGCAAATCGTGCGGCGTTCCGGGTGTTCGTTTATTGCCCACATTTTTTTATGAGCTTGCCCAGAATTATAATCCGCAAGACCCCAAATCTTCAAAGTATATAACAACGCTTTCCCGAATTGAAAGAACAAACGGGAAACGCGAAGGTGACCAAATTGTTGACAAGTACAGCGGGTACTCGATTTCAAAAATCGCGCTAGTTTCAGAAGGGTGGATGTTTGAAGAAGAGGGCGAGGAGGCGGGCGTACAATTAATTCGAAATGAAGAAGAGAATGCATCAGACCTTGCACTAGTCAACTCGGGTGAAATTATCGACGTAAATATAAAATCCGAACATGTTCAAGAAAAAGGCAAAGGCGAAGGTGAAGACGGAGAGGAAGAAGGTGAAGAGGAAGAAGGCGAAAGCGAAGGTGAAGAGGAAGAAGGCGAAAGCGAAGGCGAAGAGGAAGAAGAGGAAGGTGGTCAAGGTGAAAACGAAACAGTGATGAGTTTAAATACTATTATTAGTCATTACGAGACTTCATTGTCTGTAATTTTTAAAAATAAAGATAAACGATTTATTGTGGAAACAATTCAGTTACTTCTTCCTAAAAAAAAAACAAAAGAGCAATATGAATTAGATAAAAAAACGACAGTCGAATACGAAGCGTATGAAAAAACATATAATCAGTATTTAATTTTTTATTCCATGGCGTTGATTATAATTGTGATACAGTCATCTATTCCACAAATAAAAAGTAAAATAACATTTCCAAACTGTGTAAAATCATTCGGCGGCTATCCGCTCTCTTTAGACGAAGGCGATTTATCGTTTGTTATTTATATGGCATGCATCACTCAAAAAGTAAAGAGCGACTATGCTCCTTGGAATTCCATCAAAAAGATTAACCAGGAAAAAATGAGAGACACATTATTTAATCTTGTAAAAACGAAAATAGTTAATCAACCGCAAATTCAGTCTCGTTTTGATAAGAAGCGTGAATTTGACGCATTAAAAGAACAACGGGCGCAAAAATCTTCGCATTCAAAGTCTGGTGGCATTAAAGCCAGTGTCGCATCATCGCATTTTCGTCCGCTATTAGTTGACCCTTCCGCATTTATTACATCGACGCCGTTGCCTGTAACCAAAACATATTGCGATGACTTGAAACGAAATTTAAAAAATGGAAGTAGTTTGCAAACGGAAAAGATACTAGTGTTGCAGTCAAAAGTAATACATTTTTCATTTATTGTTCAAAAACTTATTCAAGAGGTAATTTCGTCTCAAACAAAAGATAAAACAAAACTTTTATCCAAAAATTATATTCAGAATGCGTGTTGCAACGAACGTGAAGGTGGTGTGACAACATTGGATTATATGATAAGTCATGTTCCCAATATAAAAAATTATTGTGACATGGTAGACTGCACAAGTGCAATTCTGCTTGACATTTATAGTCTTAGCGAAGCTTCAATTATGCTGGACCCGAGGGACACGCGAAATAATATTCCCGACCTTTCGACAAATTTTGATGAATTCACAATATATAATGCATTCATGACATATTGCAACTATGGAAATGCAAAAGGAGGCGACGGTGGAGGCGCTAGCACAACTTCGTTATCTAGCGACATTCATAAAATTTGCAAATTCAAAAACACACTTGGAGAGAATCGAGATATTTTCAATATTTTTAAAAATTCGCAAAAATCGGATATGAGTCACACTGATAAAATAAAGTTGATTGATAAAATCAAAAATGAATTCAACCTGGATTACACAACAAAGGATTTGCAGCATTTATTACAGATGGTAAATGGTCAAACGATGAAACCAATGAATGAATATCAAGCGGGTGTGGGAACATACAATGAGAATTTGAATCGCATTTTATTAAAGGCAATTGATGATTTGAAAATGAAACCAAAGGCAAAAGAGTCCAAGATGTCTGTGACAATGGTTTTCCCAGACGATTTTATAGTCGCATTGAAGAATTTTAATGAGAATCGCTCACAATCATCTTTGAGAGAGTTGCAAATAATAATTGAAAAGAATACAAAAACATTGACCGATAAAGCGGAAAAGTATTTTAATTTTAATACAAGTAAAAAGAGCGCCACATTTCGCAATGTAATATTTCGAACAGCTGAAGATATAGAAAAAGGCATTTTTAAAAATGGGGGTATAATGCTTTTCAATAAAACGGAAAATATGTTATTAAATGGTGAAAATAATTCATTGGAAGTATCGATTGAATTTGTGAGAAATGCAGTAAAAAATATTACACAGGTTTATCCGAATATTATACTCTCTCAAGTTTCCGAGATGGAATCTTTGCCACCGTATATTTCTGGGCAACTTTCTAAAGGTGATTCAGAATCTATAATTAAATTTTCAAATGAGAGAATCACAAATAAATTGGATAATTTTTATAAGATTGGAAATAAAAAATCAATAAATGCAATTTTAAAAAATGTGCAGACATCTACATTATTTTTGAATGAAATTGTTGAAAATACGCCTATTTTTAGTGATGCAAAGCACATTACTGTTTTATTGTACGAGTATTATTTTTTAGTTGCTCTTGATTCATATATATATTTTTCAGAGATTGCAAAACAAAAACAATTGTCACAGGGAAAGACAGGCAAAATGGTGGTTGATATTCAAAAAGAGATTTCCAGAATATTAGAAACTTATTTTTATTTAGTAATCGAAGATAAGAAACTCATCAACAAAGATATTGAAAACATTCGTGAAAATTACTTGCGTTCAATTGATGAAGAGAGAGATGACATTGTTCAGAATGTTGAAAAAATGTCTGAAGACCAAAAACAGATTTATTTGATTCATAAAAAATACAAGATGGGAACGCAATCCATTGGGAAAAATACGGGTTTGCGAATATACAATCCTGATTTTGAAACCGAAGAATTGGCGCGTATTCAGAAAATTAATGGTCGTAAAAAAGAAAGAGGGCTATCTGCTATGACAGACGACCCCGAGGCGCTGGCTCGCGAATATGCGGTGGAAGACGAGGGAGATGCGCCCGACGTTGATGGGGATGATGTCATGAATGAAACACAAGAAGATGATGGTCAAGAAGAATATGCAGCTTCTGCAGCCATGTATCCAGACAGTTATCAAGATGAGGGTGCTGAAGAAGAAGTGCGAGAAGAAGAAGAATAATTTAGAATATTTATTAATGAAAATAAATCAAGAATATTTAAATAATTTAATATTATCTATTGTATTTTTTTTATGTACCATGCAGGTGCTTCTCTCTTCTTGTTCCATGTCGCAATCTTTTGTTTTTCTTCCGACATGTAGTAGTTGCGGTATGCAACGACAGCATCTTCGTGTTTGTACTGGTCGGGCATTGCCTGCGCAAATGGCGTGAGTCGTTGTTCTGGGAAAACGTCGGCATCAGGAATGTGCTCTCGTAAATACTGTGCAACCAAGTAGGACTTGTGAAATTTTGTTTCGGGGTGGTTGTAGCGGAATCGCCATTCCTTGTGCATTTCATCCACAAGGTCGAGTGTCCAGATAAAGTTTTTGCGCGACATTCTGCACCAAATGGTGACGGGATGATTTTTGTGAGCCAGCTTGTAGAGCGGCGCATTGATTGTCTCGTCATCTGATGGAAGAAGAACGCGGCGCGCAGAACACAACATTTGAACGGCTTCAAGTATGATTTTGACAATGTGTTTATCCATCATGAACTTCGCAACTTCTTCGGGAAACAATGACAGAATAAACAGATTCATTACAAACAATTATTCTTCCTCGTCTGATTTTCGAAACGCTGAAAAATATAAATATAAGTATTTAAAAATCAATTTATATTTTTCATTATTTAGCGGGGTTTATTTTATGCATTTTTTTATTTAGATATATTAGCAATATATCCAACCTAAAATAATAATTAATTAATCAATCAATCAGTAAAAAATATTTAGAATGAATAAGATTTTTATCAGAAAAAATATAACCTCATTTTCGATATTATTATTCATTACATTATTTGGGTTAATGGTGTATATAAAGCCGACTTGCGTTTTTAATAAAGATGGAACAATGCGACAATTTGGAATAGGTTATAGAAATAAGACAGTCATACCTATTTGGTTAATAGTAATAATAATGGCATATTTATCATATTTATTTTTATTGTATTTGAATGCTTATACACAGATTTAAAACATCTTTAGGAATTTTACAAGAAAAATATTTATATAAATCATGAATAATAAAAAATTAAACAAAATTTATTTATTTTTTTCTAGTATAAGTATATAAAAATATAAAATAAAAATGGTAAAATCAAGATGCAGTCGCGGTTCAAGAAAATGTATTTCAGGTTGTGTTGGAAAGCAGGCTTATAGAAAAATTAAAAAATGCGCCAAGGGGTCTAAAAAATGCGCAGACCAGGCGTGTCACAATAAGACCGCAAAACGCGTTCGTCGTGTTGCTACCCCTGTTAAGAGCAGTTATTCGCTTCGTTCTCGAGGACCCAAGAAATAAATAAATTACAGTACTATATCATCATATACATTATATTATAGTAAACATAATATAATTTAGGAATTTAATTTAGGAATTTAATTTAGGAAAAAATAAATTATATAATACATAATATATAATATATATAAATGTCGCAAACACGTAAAAACTCTGCAGCCGTTTCGCAATCGTTTAATTAAACAAAATAACACAATGCAACTTAAGGCTGTTAGAAGGCAGAATATGGTACTTATGAAAGCTTTATCACGAAGCAAACCATCATCTTATAGTAAAACTATCAAGGCAAATGAGAAAATGCAACTGAGACAAATTCGTTCTCAAAATATGAGTTTAGCGCGTACATTGAAACATTCAGGAATGGGTGCGTCTATCGTAAAAAAACGTATGAAAATTCAACTTAATGCTGATAAGAGACAGAACAATGAACTTCTTAATGCGGTTAAAGCTAATCCTTCTTCATGGCGTAAAGCGGTTAAAAGGCGCATGAAAACGCAACTTAGAGCAGTTTCGGCGCAAAATAGGGCAGTTATGAGTTAAATCAAAAGTAACTTGATAAATTTGTAAATTACTCTTCATTTTATATATAAAAACGAAATGATGATTAATATTCTGGAACATGACGTTTAAATAAACAGCCGTGCGAACTAACCCCTTCAACATCGCGGATGACAGTTGCATCCTGAAATAAACAGTTTGCAACCCAAACCTTCATAATGCAAAAATTCTTTTTTGGCGATATTGTTATCCCATTAATGTGTGACAATATGTTAACATTATCTGACATTGTCTCTCCAACTAGTAAATATGACATTTGTTTCCAGGCACCCGGAACATCTTTATTGATAATTTTATATGAAAAACATCCACCGTTTCTGTTTCTCTCATCTTCCCATATCGGATTGATGCCTTTGCGCATCAAAAATAACATACAATTTATAATCAATTTGGGAGGCAGCATCTCAGTTATTGTTACTGCTTGTTCTAGTGTATTAAACTCATAAATTTTAGTATAACTCTTAATGCTCCAATCTGTATCGTGTGGAAGATGCGCCCAAAGTATCCACGTGTCTGACAAATTATGTGGTGATGCATGGTGGTGTGCTGAATTGGAATTGTCGGAGTTGATTACATTTGTTGAATTTATTCCGCCTTCTTCTTTTGTCGACGACGCCAGTGGGTGTTCTTCGAACGATGTCATATATAAATATAATAAATATAATCAGTCATTATGTTTATATTGATTTTTAAAAATATTTAATTGTGTTGTTGTTTACATTTTTATACATTTATAATTTCGTATTCATTCAAATTCACCAATAGTCCAGATGAATTACCAAATTTATATGTTGTAATTGCATTGGAAATGCACGTTAAAGTGTATTCACAGTCCGAAGTAAAAGTGACAACAGTATATTCCTTCATCATGTACCATGATAAAAATGTATAATCTAATATAATATTTCCAACCACGTTGAAATTATACGGAAATGAAATGTCAATGTCATATGATACACCTTTTAATTCAAGTGAACATATAATCATTCCTGCTTTTGAAATTACATGGTCTTTTGTTGTTATTGAATAGTCATTTTCTGTAAATTTTCTATATAATTTGGTATAATTTTTATTTTGTTTATTATAATAATTATTATAATTATTGTTATCATTTTGATTATTATTTTTCTCGTAAAAGCGTGTTTGCATTATAAAATCATATGGTTTAAATTGAATTGTATTATTTTGTTTGTTGTGTTTCATAATAAATAATTCATCCTTTTCGCATTTTTCATCTTTCGAATCTTGTTCTAATTTTACTTCTTTTTCTTCTTTATGTTGTTGTTGTTGTTGCTCTTGGTTTTCGTCATCATCTTGAGAGTCGCAGTTTTCACAGCCGCTGAATGAATTTGACTGCTGAGATTCATCATCTTGAGAGTCGCAATAGTCATTTGGATTTCCTAAATAATTTGATTTTTCGAATGATTTCATTGTTTCAAATTGTTCATATTTTACTCCATTTTTAATTACTCTAATCTCATAGTTTGTATATGATTCGGCGGTAGAATCCAAAAATGTGGAATCGACGATGGATTCATTCTTATTATATTTATTTAAAAAATAGGATGTTAATTTATTATATGCAGTGTTCATTTTTGTATAGACAGACACAGCCTTATAAGTAACTCGAATCATTGTTTCAGGAAAAGCATCACTTTTTACAAAAGAATAAAGCATACAACCTGCTGTTAGCGCAATCATCAACTTGATGCTTGTTTCTGGTGCTATTTCTACACATTCATATTCATTATAATTATAATTTTTTGGAATAAATTCATTGTTAGTTTCGTAATATCGTTGAAACTGAAGAACCATGTACGTACGTGTATAATCAATTATATATATCAATATAATATATAAATAAATAAATAAATGTTTATGTAATTTTTTATTTATTTATATTATTTTAATTATAGTACTAAAAAAATATAAATAAATAAAATAATGAAAGACGAATATTAATATATATATATTTATATATTTATGTTACCGGATTAAAAACTCCACATGCTTTTCCGGCGGCAGCGCTTCCGTCAGAACAGCAGCCGTATTGCGTTACGGCGCATCCGCCGACAAGTTTTCCTGGAGCCAATGAAGATTTTGGGTCTAACACAAGGGATGTCCCCGTGGGGCACGGTTTCGGAGATTTGCCATCATCACAACAGCCGTATTGCGTTCCTGCGCATCCGCCAATATTTTGACAATTTGTTCCATTCGCATCTACTTTCGCAGTTGTGTTATCATCACAACAGCCGTATTGCGTTCCGGCGCATCCGCCAATAATATCTTTATGATGATGTGGTTTAGGCGATGATGGACAATTTTTACCGTAGAAATTTCTTTTTGCGGTTACTCCATCATCACAACAGCCGAAACGTGTTCCAGCGCATCCGCCAATGTCTTCATGATGTTTCCGAGGTCTGCGTTCAGGTCTGCGTTCAGGTCTGCGTTCAGGTCTTAAATCTGATGTCTTTGGGATTCCGAATACAAATACAAGAACTGTTGTAATGTACGTCATTAAAATAAATGGTATAAATACAATAAACCATGAAATAATTCCTAATCCTGATGCACACAACATATTCAACGCAATTGTAAAAATAATCATTACGATAAATTTCAAAAATGCAGTATTCATTTCACCTCTAAACATATCAATAAGTATTTGAATGATTGAAAAGGCTAAATATAATGATGCTGGCGGACAAATATATTGGAAAATCATTTTTGTATAGTTGAATAATTGAATTGACTGGTTGTATATTATATATATAATATATAAAATATACACAAATAATAGTTAAATAATGCGTTATTTACATTTTTAATTATTATATATAAAATAATTGAAGTAATAATATATATATATATATATATCAATTTAATGTCTATAATTAATATTCCTCCTGATTATTTTACCAATCCTCCTCACGGTGTCGTCCATGGCCCCCCTCCTGATATTGATTATACACAATATTGTGGTGTTAATTGTGATTTTTGTCTTGGTCCTCGTACTACAAGGGATTGTGTAGAATGTAGCAGATACGGCTGCGCCTCTTATGAATGCTTTAAAAAATGTTGTGATATAGTGGTTCCTGTCTTCGGTGTAGGAGGGTTTTATGCGTGCAAAGAATGTAAAGAACTAATGAAAGGGTGCAAAGGTTGTATGAAAAATGCGGGTGAAGCATGTAGTGCGGAATGTATAAAATTTAAAAAAGAGATGACTTCGGTGATAGAGCGGCGGCGGCTACAGCAGGAGCGAGAGGCGCAGGCGCGGGATTTTCCGCCTATGGCGGCAAATAGTATGTCTCATCCTCCTGGTGTCACACGTCCACAATCAGCGCAATATGAAGAATTAGAATTAGGGGGTAAAAATTCAAAATCAAGAGGTTTAAGAAGAAGAAAATCTAAATCTAAATCAAGAGGTTTAAGAAGAAGAAAATCTAAATCTAAATCAAGAGGTTTAAGAAGAAGAAAAACAATGACTAGCCGCGGCTAAGTTTTTGAATAAATCTTGTGATAACTTCTGGTGATAAATCTAAAAATTAAATAAAATAATATTTTTTACATTTAATTTATTTTTTGAATTTATTATTGATTATTTTCGTCTTATAAATTTTGGTTTTCCATTATTAAATTTACCAACAACTTCTCCAACATCGTCATTTACGCAAGAATAAATGTCACCATTTTCCTCATTTGTTGTATAATATGTAACATTTTTGATTACAATTTCATATACTTCTTCCTCTGCTTCTTCCTCTGCTTCTTCCTCTGCTTCTTCCTCGGCTTCTTCCTCTGCTTCTTCCTCTGCTTCTTCCTCGGCTTCTTCTTCTGCT